TACAATCACATTGCAGCTTATTGTTACTACGATGGGCTATCTGATGTTGAAGCAATCCCTGAAGATAGTCATGTGTGGATGGCAAAACGCTTTGCTGACCTAGCAGAGTCTGGCAGGCCGTTAGTTAAAGAAGTTGAAGTTAAGCAGAAGGTTGATGTTTATAAGCCTACTATACAAGACAGGATGAACGAGCAACTTAGTGAAATTATTGGCGATCTTGAAGTATTAGTGGACATGCAACCTAGTTCAGACATTCCTAAAATGTTTGAATACCTAAAAACTAATACAGTGGCTCAAGCACATATTAGTAAGATCCGTAGTTATTACGAGCCAATTGCTGCTGAGTTTGCGTTATTGCAATCCATGCCTACTGCTACTCAACTTAAAAAAATGAGCGAAACAGAACAAGATAATTGGGAGCAAATTAAAGAAGGATACAGCAATTTAAGTAAAAAAGATGTAGCTATGTTTGTAAAGTTCTTTGAAACTATGTTTAGCGATCTTGATGCATACGCTAATGTTAAAAAAGCCGCCCGTGCAACTAGAAAACCTAAGCCTAAGAGTGCAGACAAACTAGTTTCCAAACTAAAATTTAAGCCGTCAGACGATCGTTATAAGATTGTTAGCATTGAACCTACTACTATAGTAGGTGCTACTGAACTTTGGGTGTTTAACACTAAAAACCGCAAACTAGGAAAGTATGTAGCAGAGGAACATACGCAATTTACAGTTAAAGGAACAACTTTACTGTTTTTTAATGAGAAATTAAGTACTCAAAAGACATTGCGGAAGCCAGAAGCACAACTCAAGGAGTTTGGCAAAGCTGGCAAGATAGCATTGCGTACATATATGAGCGACATTAAGGCAACTGAGACAAAAATGAACGGGCGCCTTAACGAACACACTGTGTTACTAAAGGTTTCTAAATAAATACTATTATACAAAGCAGGGGAAGGTAGTTCCCCTGCTACAATAGGAACTTTTATCGATGGCTGATCTAACCACATTACGAAAAGATATTACTGATTACATTTATTTCCGTTTAGGCGGAGATATGGTGGACGTAGAACTTGACCCTTCTCATTATACTATGTGCATTGATCAATCAGTGCGTAAGTATCGACAGCGAGCAGGTAGCAGTGTTGAAAGTAGCTATCTGTTTCTGTCTATTATTGAAGAACAACAAGAATATGTCTTGCCAGACGAAGTGCAAGAAGTTAGACAGGTATTCCGTAGAAGTGTTGGTAGTTCAGGCACCGGTACAAACTTTGAACCATTTGAGGCAGCTTTTGTAAACACCTATCTGCTTCAAGCTGGACGTGTTGGTGGGCAAGCAACTTATGAAATGTATTATCAATATCAAGAGATGAGTGCTAGAATGTTCGGTGGGTTTGTTAATTTTGAGTTTAATCCAGTTACTAGAACTGTAACACTATTACGTAAATTTAATGATAGCGGTGAAAAGGTTGTACTATGGGTGTATAATACTCGTCCTGAATCAGGACTCCTACAAGACAAGCAAATTCAACCATGGATTCAAGATTATAGTTTAGCACTTGCAAAGTTTACACTAGGCGAAGCACGTAGTAAGTTCAGTACTATTGCTGGACCACAAGGCGGCACATCACTGAACGGCGACACTCTTAAAGCAGAAGCTCAAGCAGAGATGATGCAACTCGAGGAAGATCTTAAGAACTATATTGATGGCTCGGATCCCCTTTCTTTTATTATTGGCTAACCACAAAAAGAGTGTTATAATAATTACATGTTAATAGGATTAGTTGGACTTATAGGTTCTGGTAAAGGAACTGTTGGCGACATGCTCGTCGAACAGGACTTTATGCATGAAAGTTTCGCTTCTAGTTTAAAGGACGCCGCCGCAGGGGTTTTTAACTGGGATAGAGAACTGCTAGAAGGCATTACTCCTGCTAGCAGAGCATGGCGTGAAGGAGTTGATGAGTGGTGGGGCGACCGTCTAGGAATACCTGATTTCACACCAAGGCTTGCACTACAACTTCTTGGAACTGATGTATTTAGGAACCATTTCCATCAAGACATATGGATACTGGGTTTGGAATCAAGAATTAAAGATTCCAACAACAACATAGTTCTTACCGACGCTAGGTTTCCAAATGAGATAGACATGGTACGTAGGTTAGGCGGTGTAATTGTGCGAGTTAAACGAGGCGATGACCCAACGTGGTTTAATTTTGCCGCTACACAACCAGAGAACATGTTTCAAGTACACCCAGATATACATGCTAGTGAATATAGTTGGGTTGGGGTTACTCCAAACTATCTTATAACTAACGACGGAACAATGGAAGATTTAACTACAGTGGTTAAAGATCTTCTTGAAGATCTCCTTGGGTCCACCCCGATCTAGATAATTCATAATTACAGTTAAGACAAATTGTCCTTAAATTTGCAATATTAACATGTTGTTGACTTCTATCAATGTGAAATACAACTAGTTGATCATTCAACACTGGTTTAAATCCGCAATGTTCACAAGTTGAATTTTTTTGATATCCTGCTAGTTTCCATCTGGGGTGTTCTGGAACTTTACTATTGTTATTAGATTTAATACATTTATTGCATAACTTTCGATAGTAAATTTTGTCATTAAGATGATAATTTACTGCGGCCGGATGTATCTGACATTGCAAACATACTTTCCTCATACTATTACTTATTAACGTAAAAGCAATGGTCCTTTAAAGGTACCATGCAAATAAGGCGTTTTCCTAAGCATTCGATAAATATTGCATAACACAACTCTGTATGAAGGATGAGCAAAAATATGGCTTTAGTATCACCCGGCGTAGAAGTTACAGTAATTGACGAAAGCAACTATGTTGCAAATGCTGCTGGAACAGTAGCATCAATTATCGTAGCAACCGCACAAGACAAAACTAGTGGAACTGGTACAGGTACCGCCGCTGGAACAACTGCTGCAAATGCAGGAAGCACTTACTTAATTGGTAGTCAAAGAGAACTGGTATCAACATTTGGTAACCCAAGTTTCTATCAATCTGCTAGCGGCAGTCCAATTAATGGACACGAAATTAACGAATATGGATTGATGGCTGCTTACAGCTTATTAGGTTCCAGCAATAGAGTATATGTTACTCGTGCTGATGTTGACCTAGCTGAGTTAGCATCAAGTGCTAGTAGACCACTTGGTTCACCAGCCAATGGTGTTGTTTGGTTAGACACTAGTGCTGATACCCGTTGGGGAATATTTGAATGGAATCAGACAGCTGGCACATTTACAAATAAAATTCCAACAGTTATTACATCTACTACTGACTTAGATACTGGAGTTCCAAAGGCATCGATTGGTGCAATCGGAGCTTATGCTATTGTAGCAACATCTACAAGTAATCCTTTATACTACAAGAATCGTAGCAACGCATGGATACTAGTTGGTAGTGCATCTTGGCAAATAAGCTGGCCAACAACTTCTGGTACAATAGCGAGTCCAGGATTAGCAAATGGCAACACTATTGTAATTAACGGAACAACGGTAACAATGGCCGGTAGCACAGCGGCACAACTTGCTACAAGTATTAATAATGCAAGTATTACAGGTATTACAGCCGCAGCAGTTGATAACAAGATTGAGCTCTATGCTACTAGTTTAGCAGTAGGGGTAGACAGTGTTGCAGATGGCAAGTTGGTTCTTGCTAACGGCTCAGGTACTATCCTTACACTTACTGGATTAACAGCAGGAACATATGCGTGTCCGTTGATTCAACAAAGCACACACTTTACTGTTCCTGAATGGAAGAGCACAGACACAACACCACGTCCAGCAGGTAGTACTTGGATTAAATCAACTTCAAGTAACCTAGGTGCGCTCATTGATGTTAGTGTTTATAGCACAGCAACTTCATCATTTGAAGCAGTTAGTGTTCCACTTTATGAAAACGATCGCACTGCGAACAAAAATCTAGATGCAACAGGCGGTAAAGCACTTTTAGTTGGTAGTTATTATATGCAGTATGATGTTACTGAAAACGACACAGCAACTTACAAACTATTTCGTAGATATGCAACTGGTGTATTAGATGTTATTGGTGCAGTAAATACAGCAACGCCACTTACTGCCAGTGAGACATTTACTATTCAAGCTAGTGTTGCAAATAGCACTACACTTTCAACCGCAGTATCTGTAGTAGTTAGTGGAACTGGAATTGCAGACATAGCAGCTGATATTACAGCCGCAAACGTTGCAAGCGTAAGTGCAAGCGTAACTGCTTCAGGTTACTTGCAAATTACACATGCGCTAGGTGGCGTTATTGTGCTTAAAGATACAAGCGGCACGCCAATAGCAGATGCAGGATTTGCGACAACTATTACAACTGGTCAAGTTAGAGCAGGTAACGACACTAACTTAATCCTAAGTAACTGGGTTGCCCCAACATACACAGCAAGTGATAGTGCACCAAGTTCAGACCCGGATACTACACGTAGCTGGTATCATGGCGGCACAGAAGCTGACATTTTAATTAGTGACGGCACAATTTGGAAAGGTTACCAGAATGTAACAAGTGATGCGCGTGGGCATAATTTATCTAATACTGATGCAACTGGTGTTATTTTCTCTGCAACAGAGCCTCTTACACAGATTGATTTAACTGCACTCGTAGTTGGTGACCTGTGGATCGATACTGGTGACTTAGAAAACTATCCAATGCTTTATCGTTACCAGGTCGTCGACAGTGAAAATCGTTTTGTGTTAATTGATAAGTCAGATCAAACAACAGAAAATGGAATTTTGTTTGCTGATGCTCGCTTTATGGGAGACACGACTACAGACGTAGTTACAGGAACTTTAACAACAACAGTGGCATTGCTAACAAGTGATGTTGTTGATATTGATAAACCAGACCCTAGTTTGTATCCAAGAGGCATGCTACTGTTTAACACACGACGTAGTTCATACAACGTTAAAGAGTTCCGTAGCAATCACTTCAGCAGAACAAACTTTAGTGACACTACACTTTATCCAACACTTCCAACAGAAAAGGATGCGTGGGTATCAGTAAGTGGCAACAAAAACGACGGTAGTCCTTATATGGGACGCAAAGCTGTTCGTAGAATTGTTGTTGCGGGATTGCAAGCAGCTATTGATACCAGTGAAGCACTTAGAGAAGATGCACGTAACTTTAACATTATTGCGGCACCTGGATATCCAGAACTAATTGATAACATGGTATCACTTAATAACGATAGACGCAGTACAGCATTTGTTGTAGGTGACACAAGCATGAGACTTGCTGCTACTAGTACTGCAATACAGAACTGGGCTAGCAATACTGCTGAAGACACTGGAAACAGTGAAGATTCTCTTGTAACGGCTGATCCATACTTAGGAGTATTTTACCCACAAGGACAGACAAATGATCTTAGCGGTAACACTATTGTTGTTCCAGCAAGTCATATGATACTTAGAACTATTGCTAGAAGTGACGACCAGAGCTTCCAATGGTTTGCTCCAGCAGGAACAAGACGTGGACTAGTTGATAATGTTAATGCTATTGGTTATATTAACAGCGTCAGCGGTGAGTTTGTCGTAGACAACATTAGAGAATCACTACGTGATACACTTTACAGTAATAGAGTTAACCCAATTACATTCTTTAATGGTGTTGGATTAATGAACTACGGCAACAAGACTCGTGCAGTTACTACTAGTGCATTAGATAGAATTAACGTAGCACGGTTAACAGGTTATTTACGTAGCCAATTACAGGCAACTGCACTTGGATTTGTATTTGAACCAAATGACAAGATTACCCGCGATGAACTTAAAGAACAAGTTGAACAGATTATGAATGACTTGGTTGCAAAGCGTGGAGTTTATGACTACTTGGTAGTTTGTGATGACACCAATAACACTCCTACACGTATTGACAGAAATGAACTTTACGTAGACGTTGCTATTGAGCCAGTTAAAGCTGCTGAGTTTATCTTTATCCCAATTCGCCTTAAGAATACAGGTGAAATTGGAGCAGGTAACGTAGCCGCAGCAAGTGCTGTTTAAAGTACTATAAACAACGAAATTAATGGGGGGTATGTAAATTACTCCCCATTTTTTGTGGACCAGATTAGATAAATAATATTAACACATATTATAGGAGACACGACACATGTCCGTTTCATCATTAACAAAATTCACTGTACCACTAGATAGTGATCAATCTGCAACTGCACAGGGCTTATTAATGCCCAAGCTAAAGTATCGCTTCCGTGCGTTATTTGAAAACCTTGGCGTGTCTACTCCCCGTACAGAATTAACTAAACAAGTAATGGACATTACCCGTCCAAACTTAACATTTGAAGAAATAGAAATTCCAGTTTATAACAGCCGTGCATACCTTGCTGGTAAACATTCATGGGATCCAATTACAGTTACCTTCCGTGACGACGTCAATGGTAGCGTTAGCAGACTACTTGGAGAGCAAGTGCAGAAGCAGTTCGATATCATGGAACAAGCTAGTGCAAGCTCTGGTATTGACTATAAGTTCATTACCCGTATGGAAGTACTAGACGGTGGCAACGGTGCAAGTACAGCAAACGTTCTTGAAACCTGGGAATTATATGGTTGTTTCTTAACTAACGTTAACTACAATGACTTAAACTACGCAGAAGCAACTCCTGTAACTATTACAGCAAGCATTAGATATGATAATGCTATCCAAAGTCCGATTGGCGATGGCGTAGGTGCTACAGTAGCAAGAGCTCTTGGGCAAACAGTAACAGGCTAATATCCTTTTACTATAGAATTACAAAGACCCTCCGATTCTTTCGGGGGGTTTTTTGTAATGTATGCACATAATTTGACAGCATAAATAGTTGTAATAAGGAGATATCTGTGGCTAGCGTTAATACTATTCTTAATGCCCTTTCAAAGGGCGACCAGATCAAAGACTTTGCACATGCCTCGAGACTGTTCATTGATAACAACTATGAGCTACAGCCACGTTTTAGTAACCTCTTTCATGTTGTTTTTAATCTTACCCCCCAGGCGGCAAGGCTTTTTAATAATATTGATAAGATGGAAATTAATATGTTGGTTAAGACTATTGATCTCCCTACATTTAACATTGACACCCAAACACACAATCAGTATAATAGACAGGTACATAGTCAACACAAGTTAAACTATAATCCTGTTACTGTAACATTTCATGATGATCAGAAAGATTTAATCAGGAGTTTCCTACATACATATGCTAATTTTTTCTATAATGACAGCAAGTATGATCTAGGCAGCGGCAATTATAACACCGATGATAGATATGGTGGATATAGAGGCAACGACTATGGATTAAGCGATGGGAATCAACGATTCTTTAAAGATATTAGAGTGTACACTATGTTGCAAAAAAGATTTGCAGAGTATACTCTTGTAAACCCTATTCTTACTTCCTTTGGTCATGACAGTCATAGTTATGCTAACACTAGTGTAATGCAACATAATATGACAATTCAATATGAGACTGTAAAGTATGCAACAGGATTTGTAAACAATATTAATCCTAAAGGATTTACTGATATACATTACGATAAGTCTCCAAGTCCACTTGGCGTCTTTGGTGGCGGATTAACTAATAGTGTATTTTTCCAAGGTGGACTTGTTGATGCGGCTAACGCAGTAGCAACTGATTTATTTAACGGAAATATTCTTGGTGCTGTAATAAAAGGTGGGGTTATCTTTAACAATACAAAAGATGCTGATCTAGGTAGAGTATTGGAAAAAGATTTACAACGAGTGGTCGGAAGCATATTGCGCGGTAACAATCCACTGTCTGATATTGTATTACCAAATATTTTTAACACAGAATCCAATGCTACTGGCAAGCCTAGGTCAGGCACTGGCGCTCCAGTAGATAGAACTGTGAATACTAGTAACAACATTTCTGGAGCTGTGTCTAGTAATAGTAGTAATATTATTTCATCAACCTTTAACAACGTTGGCGATTTTATTGCAGAATCATTTAGTTTAGGCAATGCAAAAACTATTC